CCTGCTGCTGATACTGGGCTAACTGGCAGAAAAATCATGGTTGATACCTATGGTGGTCTGGCTTCCCATGGCGGCGGCGCACTCAGCGGAAAGGACCCGACAAAGGTTGATAGAAGCGGTGCTTATATGGCCAGGTACATTGCTAAGAATATTGTTTGGAGCGGGCTTGCTGATAAATGCGAGGTCGCTATTTCTTATGCCATCGGAAAAGCAAATCCAGTTTCAGTAAATGTGACAGCCTTTGGTACGGGAAAAATCAGTGACGAAGATTTAAGTGAACTGGTAAAAGAGATCTTTAACTTGAGACCAGCTGCTATCATTGAAAAGCTGCGTCTTCGAAATGCAATCTACTCTGATACAGCGACCTACGGTCACTTCAACTCCTCTCTCTTCCCTTGGGAGAACGTGGATTTCAATCTTAACTTAAGAAAGGTGGCGAAAAGATATGAAGATTGAAAAACTGAAAACGAAGCTCTTACTTCCCGCTGACTATAATCCGCGTAAGGATTTAAAACCCGGGGATGCGGAATACGATAAACTCAAGCGCTCCATTGAGCAGTTTGGTTATGTTGAACCGGTCATCTGGAACAAGACCACTGGCAGAGTTGTAGGTGGCCACCAGAGATTGAAAGTGCTCCTGGATTTAGGAATGACCGAAGTTGAGTGTGTGGTCATCGAGATGGATGAAGATAAAGAAAAGGCGCTCAACATTGCCCTCAATAAAATCAGCGGCGACTGGGATAAGGATAAGCTGGCCCTACTTATCGCTGATCTGCAATGTGCTGACTTTGATGTTTCCCTTACAGGTTTTGATCCTTCTGAACTGGATGACCTGTTTAAGGATTCCCTGAAAGAAGGTATTCACGATGATGAGTTTGATGTGGATGCAGAGCTGGGAAAACCCGCTATGACAAAACTTGGTGATGTCTGGAAGCTGGGTCCCCATAGACTGGTTTGCGGTGATTCCACCAAGGCAGAGACCTTCTCTCTTCTCATGGACGTAAAGCTGGCAAACCTTGTGGTGACAGATCCCCCTTACAATGTAAACTATGAAGGATCTGCCGGTAAAATCAAAAACGACAACTTGGGTGATTCTGCTTTCTATGAATTCCTACTGGAAGCCTTTACCAATACGGAAGCTGTGATGACGCAGGACTCTTCTATCTATGTTTTTCACGCAGATACTGAAGGGCTGAACTTTAGAAAGGCATTCTCAGAAGCTGGTTTCTATCTCTCTGGCACCTGCATCTGGAAAAAACAATCCCTGGTCCTTGGTCGGTCTCCTTACCAATGGCAGCATGAACCGGTGCTCTTTGGATGGAAGAAAAAAGGCAAGCACAACTGGTATGCCGATCGAAAGCAAACGACCATCTGGGAATTTGAAAAACCTAAGAAGAATGGCTCTCATCCAACTATGAAGCCTGTGGCTCTTGTTGCCCATCCAATTCTTAATTCAAGTCTCAGTAACTGCATTGTCCTCGATCCATTTGGCGGCTCCGGCAGTACCCTAATTGCTTGTGATCAGACTCAGCGAATTTGCCACACCATTGAGCTTGATGAGAAGTTTTGTGACGTTATCGTAAAGCGCTATATTGAGCAGGTCGGCAATACAGAAGAAGTAATTGTTCAAAGGGATGGACTCTGTTATAAATACGATGAATTGGAGGTAGCCAATGAATAAACTGACCCTAGGCAGTCTTTTTGACGGCTCGGGTGGTTTTCCTTTAGGCGGTTTAATTTCCGGTATTATCCCAGTATGGGCATCGGAGATTGAACCGTTTCCTGTTAGAGTGACAACCAAAAGGCTGCCTTATATCAAACATTATGGAGATATTTCTTGCATGGATGGCAGCAAGATAGAACCCGTAGACATTATTACCTTTGGATCACCTTGTCAAGATTTATCCATAGCAGGTAAGCGTGACGGCTTGGATGGGAAACGTTCAGGTCTTTTTTATGAAGCCATCCGAATTGTAAAAGAAATGAGGTGTGCTACAGATGGAAAAAAACCAAGATATATCGTCTGGGAAAATGTGCTTGGAGCGTTTTCATCAAACAAAGGAGAAGATTTCAGATGTGTCCTTGAAGGCATCTGCTACATCGAAGATGAAACCGTATCAATCCCTAAAACTGATAAATGGGAAAAAGCAGGAAGTGTTGTGGGAAATCATTTCTCCCTTGCCTGGCGAGTTCTGGATGCTCAATACTGGGGAGTTCCCCAACGAAGAAAACGAATCTTCCTTGTCGCAGATTTTGCAGGTGGGGGTGCCGGAGAAATACTATTTAAGTCAGAAGGCTTGTCAGGGTATTCTAAGGAGAGCATCTGCTCGTGGCAAGGTGCTGCCAGCTATATTGCAGAGAGCACTGGAGAAACAGGCACAATCTGCTTAAACGATCAGGGTGGTAATCGTATGGATGTGACAGAGGATATCACTTGTACTCTTCGCGCTAAGTCAAATCATCCACCTTGTGTTATGGACTCAGCTGTTTTTGACAATCACGGAAAGGATACTCGTTTTAGTGGGCCAATTGATGTTGCGCCAACTATTTCAGCTACTTATGGAACAGGTGGAAACAATCAGCCTTTTGTTGTGGAGAATCCCAAAACCTACGATGTTCGATTTACCTCAGAAGGAACGATTAATGCACGTTCAAATGTCTATGAAAGTGATACGGCAAGAACTATTGATACGTCCGGCAATGCTCCGGATAGCAATCAAGGCGGTATTGCTGTGGTAGAAAGTTATGCTTTGCAAGGGTCAATGATAGGCAGAGATGACAAGAATGGTCCACGAGGTAATGGTGTTAATGAGGAAGTCAGCTTTACTTTAAATACTGTAGATAAACATGCTGTCGTTTATGCGATTGATAGGGAGTCTTTCAACTGTGGTCAAAATTATGCTAGAAATCTTGGAATTACAGAAGATGGGATAAGTTCAACACTGAATGCACAGGGTCCTAGCGCAGTGGCAACCCCTACCTACTCATCAAGTAAGGCATCTTTTTTTACAAATGCCGAGAAAGAACTTGCTAATACTTTAGTTGCTACAGATTACAAAGATCCACCACTTATTAATGGTAATGACGGTATAGAATACACAGTCAGAAGGCTGACACCAACAGAGTGTGCAAGGCTGCAGGGTTTCCCTGATTGGTGGTGTAGTGATTTAGGAATAGAAAGCCCAACAATGGACGACCTTCGCACCTGGTATGACATATTTGAAACACATCGTAAAGTGACTGGCAGTCGTTCAAAAGCCAAGACACTAAAGCAAATATCTAAGTGGCTAAAGAATCCGCATTCAGATTCTGCTGAATATAAGATGTGGGGCAATGGGGTGGCTCTTCCCAATGTATGTTTTGTGCTGTCTGGCATTGTTTGGTATACACAATTAGAAGGAAATACTTAATCCATATTTCTATTCTAAATTAGCGATAAAAAGCTTGATAAATAAGTGTTTTAGAGTGATATATGTACATACCAAAACAAAGGAGGTTTTGTACATGATCATTAATTATAACGTAACAGGGTCAGAGCGAAAGAGGTTAGTCACAGCACTTAGTGACATCACAGGTGTTAAAGCAAAGTACCTTGGAATGCCAAGCATGGCTTACGGGGTGGATGCCTTTATCATCGACAAAAATGGGAGCCTTGAATTTAGTGATAAGGCAGACAGCGAAGAAATCGAAAACGTGGCCCAATGTTTGGCAAGTGAAGGTTTTATCGCAGAGGAGCAAATTACCGCCACTGAGGGCAAACAAACCGCAGATAGTGAGGTTTTAAGCCTTTGCGTATCAATGCCAAGGAGTAGCTTTACAGAAAAGGCACTTGAAAACCTAAAAGCGATTGTTGAGGCAAAAGGCGATCTTATCCGTCATGCACTTGAAGCAGAAGACTTACCGATTGAAATTTCTGAAGATGAAGTTTCATTCCCATGGTTTAAAGAAATACCAACATTAGAAGAGGTTAAGGCTTACAACCATTTTATTTCTGCACTTTGCGAGATGGCAAGAAACCAGAAACGCATTACTGCAAAAGAAAAGGAAATCCCAAATGAAAAATACGCATTTAGATGCTTTTTACTCCGCCTTGGCTTTATTGGCAAAGAGTATAAAGAAGAGAGAAAAATATTGCTCAGAAATCTAACCGGTTCTGCGGCATTCAAAGGAGGAGTAAAAAATGAGGATAATCAGTAAAGAACAACTGCTAAACCTTCGTGAGAAGTACCCTGCTGGATGTCGAGTAGAACTATTAAAGATGGATGATATTCAAGCTCCAAAGATTGGTACAAAAGGAACAGTTGTAGGAGTAGACGATATTGGTTCTATTATGGTGCGTTGGGATTCAGGCTCAAGCCTCTCAGTAGCTTTTGGCGAAGACCTGTGCAGGAGGATTCACGATGACAGATAGGATAAAACAACAGATTCTTGCTATTCGTGACACAGGTGAAACCAATATGTTTGATGTACGAAAAGTACAGGAAATTGCTCTAAGGGAAGGATATGACGAGTTACTTCTTTACCTTGCAGATAACATCGGGGCTTATTCCAGGTTCATTCTGACCGGTAAGGAGGAATAAAGCCATGTGGAAAGAAGGTAGCATCAAAGTTCATGACAGTATCATCCATTATTGGGTAAAGTGCTATGTGAAAGGCTCGGAATTTGGCATTGACGAAGGACGCATCTCTAAGTTGATGCTTAAGCGTAAAGGAAAGATTATTGCAAATTATGATCGGGGCTGGGATATTGAACCTGTGGATGAGGATGCAGAAATTGCACTGGCTATCCTGATGAAAGAGTACAAATAACAACAAAAGAATATAACTCATATTGGAACAGGGCTGTATAGCTCTTTTCCTCGTTACAGAAGACCTTATGGTCTGTTTTTTATGTCTTTTAAAGGAGGTGTCCGCATATCCGAAAACTAAAGAAGTATAAACCAACCTCTTACATGGCGAAGGATTCTCATTACAGCAAGGAGATGGCGGACTATGCAGTAGGTTTTATTGAATGCCTCTCCCACACCAAAGGAACCTGGGCAGGAAAGCCTTTTGAACTTATAGATTGGCAAGAGCAAATAATCAGGGATTTATTTGGAACCATCAAACCAAATGGATATCGCCAGTTCAATACTGCTTATGTAGAGATACCAAAGAAGATGGGAAAAAGTGAGCTTGCGGCGGCTGTTGCCCTGCTCTTAACCTGCGGAGATAACGAAGAACGGGCTGAGGTTTATGGCTGCGCTGCAGATCGTAACCAAGCCTCCATCGTTTTTAATGTGGCAGCTGATATGGTGCGTATGTGCCCAGCCTTATCCAAGCGGGTAAAGATTCTCGACTCACAGAAAAGACTTATCTATCAACCCACCGGAAGCATTTATCAAGTGCTTTCAGCCGATGTTGGAAACAAGCACGGCTTTAACACCCATGGCGTTGTCTTCGATGAACTTCATACTCAGCCCAATCGAAAGCTTTATGATGTTATGACCAAAGGTAGTGGCGATGCCAGGATGCAGCCCTTGTACTTTCTAATCACCACTGCTGGAGATAATCAAAACAGTATCTGCTGGGAGGTTCATCAAAAGGCACTGGATATCATGGCA